GCGGGTCTTCTTTCTGTGTTAAGATATTCCAAAGGTTCGAGACAGGCGATGCCTCCGCGTCCTGCGCGATGCCACGGGATGCAGCAAAGCGAGACAGGAGGCCCATGCCCTCGAAAGGATCGTCCATAGTGGCCGGGCGGAATGGCACATCCACGGCAGACCCGCCCGCATTGCCCGTCGCGCTGGCAGTCACCGATATGTCGTTTCCGCCGCCAAGGATTTTCGGCACATAGGCTTGCGTCTCAGCAAAGGGCGGGATGCCGCCGTATTTGCGAACCGCTCCGGGGCCTGCGTTATAGGCTGCCAAAGCCAGCGGCCATGAGCCGAAGCTCTGGAATTGCTGTGCCAGATAGCGGGCCGATCCTTCAATATTCTGATAGGGATCGTTGGGGTCTACGCCCAATTCGGCGGCTGTCCCCGGCATAAGCTGCCCAAGACCGCTTGCGCCCTTTGGGGAAACTGCATTCGGGTTCCACGAACTTTCCACGCCAATCATCCGCAGGAAAATATCCGTCGGGATGTTGTATCTCTCAGCTTGAGAAATGGCGTAGTCGCGAATGTCCATTAGAACAGCCCCAAACCGGCGGACAGATAGTTAAGCAGGCCCGGACGGGTCCGTTCGGTCTCCGTCTGTTGGCCCATATCGGCAATGCCAAGGGCAGCCAACGGCAGGCTCAGAGATGCCGCAGGTGCGCCGGTGAAGCCGCCGTACTGTGCGCGGGCAGCGTCGATGAGGGCCTGATTGATAAGCTGCTGGGCCTGACCCTGCTGGAATTGCTGCTGGCCGATCTGCTGGCCCATGTTGAAGCCTTGCTGTGCAAGGCCGCCAAGCTGGCCTGCGCCAGAGAGCCGTAGATTCGCGCCCTGAAGCCCGGCCTGCTGGTTCGCCAGAGCCGCCTGTAGGCCCGTCGATTGGCCGAACTCTGCGGCACGCCCAGCGGCGGCCTGATTGGCCAATGCGGCTTGCATTGCTGCTTGCTGATTTGCGGTCTGACCTTGGAAGCCAAGTTGTTGGCCAAACTCTGCCGCCCGACCTCCAGCCGCTTGGTTTGCCAGTGCGGCTTGGAGACCTGTCTGTTGGTTGGCCAGAGCAGCCTGCATCGCAGCCTGTTGGTTCATCCCCTGAGCCTGAAGCCCGGTTGATTGGCCGAACTCGGCGGCACGTCCGCCTGCGGCTTGGTTCGCCAAAGCCGCTTGGAGACCTGTCTGTTGGTTGGCCAGAGCAGCCTGCATTGCTGCTTGCTGGTTCATCCCTTGGGCCTGCAAGCCAGTTGATTGGCCAAACTCAGCGGCACGACCGCCTGCGGCTTGGTTCGCCAAAGCCGCCTGCATTTGGTTGGCAACGTCCTGCTGGGACGCGCCGAGGGCCGTCTGGAAGCCTTGCTGCCGGAGTTGTGCGGCAAGCTGCCCGCCCTGCTGTGCGAAGGCGCGATTTGTCTCGGCCTCTGCAATGCCCTGCCGCGATCCGCCGAATGCCCCGGCAGCCGACGCCTGAGCGCCAAGCTGGTTTTGCTGCATCTGACGCTGGCGATCCAGATCGGCCATCGTTGTGTCGATGACTTGCTGCGTGTATGGGTTCATATACGTCCCAATGCCGCCAGCAGCCTGCTGAGCGCTTACATTCTGCGGGTTGTAGCCAAAGCTGGTTCCAACTCCAGTTGCGCCAACGCTTCCAGCAGAGACATTTTGCGGGTTGTAGCCGAAGCTGGTTCCAACTCCAGTTGCGCCAACGCTTCCAGCAGACACATTCTGCGGGTTGTAGCCGAAGTTTGTGCCGACACCGGGCGCGCCGACGCTTTGGGGATTGTAGCCGAAGTTAGTGCCGACTTGCTGCGGATTGTAGCCCATAGCCGACGCCGCGCCACCCATTGCGCCCGTCAGGCCAGCGGAGGATTGCTGAAAGACGTTCTGCGGGGTCTGGGCTGGTATGGCAGGATTTCCGCCCATCTGGCCGCCCTGCTGCATCATAGCCGGGGAGGGTTTGGGACCGGAGAAACCCGGCCTGCCCATTGCCGGGCCGCCCTGAGGCATTTGGCCACCCATCATAGCCGGGGAGGGTTTGGGACTGGAGAAACCCGGTCTGCCCATTCCCGGGCCGCCCGTAGGCGCACTTGTATATGCCGTACCGCCGCCAGCACTTTGCATCCGCTTATTTAGCAACATCTGCTGAATCTGGGGAGGAGTGTTTGGAGCTAGTTGCCCTTGGCCACCCTGCTGCTGCATAGCCTGCATCTGTGCAAGCATCTGAGGGTCATTCGCCCTTTGTATGGGCATTCCGTCCAGACCCATTGTGGCAGGCCTTGGAACAAAGTTCACAGCGCTAAACTGCGCCCCGCCCTGCTGTGGGGTCTGCACGTTTTGAGGGTTAGAACCGCCTGCCATGATTATCTCCGTCCCGTATTGCTGCCGCCGCCAGATTTGCTGCCGCCACCAGAGGGGCCTGATTTGCCGCCTTTGCCCTGAGATGCTTCGCTCTTAGCTTTTGAGGCGGCCTCTTTGTTAGCTTGGCTCTTGGCTTTGTCTGCTATTGCTTTGTCTGCGGCACGGTTGCCTTGCAGGGCCTTGCCGACTTCTTTTGCAGATTGAACCGCGGCCTTGCCAGCCAGAGATTGGTCAGCCACTCGGTTGGCCGCCGCCGCGCGGTTGGCAGCCTCCTTTTGGGCTTGCTCCTTGGCTTTATTCGCCAATGCAATGTCCGCCGCGCGATTTTGAGCTGCCGCCACAGATGCTGCGGCAACAGGTGCAGGCTTTGCGGGTGCCGCAACGGGGGCAGGCGCAGGTGCAGGCTTTGCCGGAGAAACGCCGACAGTATTCAAAATGCCCGAGAGCGGGCCGCCCGAGAATGTCGTGCCGGATTGCCCAGCGCCGCCGCCGTCGAACATGTCACGAATGCCGGTGAAGCCGCCTACGCTTGAAACCCCGCCAGACATTGGGTCAGGAAGCCCGAAGCTGCCCGTTCCGCCGCCAGCCGACATGCCAGACGACATCGATCCGCCACCGCCGCCGCCACCACTGCCGCCGCCATCGCGGACAACAGGCATAAAAGGCGCAACAACAGGCGAAGGCGCAGCCATGCCCATATCCAGAACGCCGGGACCAGTGCTGCCAAAGCCAAACGGGGCCGCAGGCTGTGCGCCGGTCACGGGATCAATGAAGGGAGCGCGAAGGGCGTTATACTGGCCGGGTTGGCGGCGCTGCAATTCGGCCAAGGCTTGGTCATACATGCCGCCAGATGAGTACGCAGGAATGCCTCCGAAGCTCAAAGGCTGGCCCATCCCAGCCATCGGGTCTGCGGTAGGCAGGCCGAACGCGCTGGCGGCTGCGTTTGTGCCTTGCATCGATGCCATCTGCATCGGCGTCATGGCCGCTACGTCTGGGCCGTAGTAAGGCGTGTAGCCGATCCGCGACAGCGTGTCTGCCTTGGCCAGATTGCTTTGTGCTGCATTCTCAAGAAAAGCAGGGACTTCTACCGTGCTTGTCGTCGATCCGCCTTTACCGCCGCCGCTCATTCGAACTTCCTCTCCAAAACCGTCATGACAGGCTTGTATCCGTGCTTTGCAAGAACTCGCTCCCAGCCACGTCGCCCAGCGATTGTCATTGAAGTGCAGCCCTGTGTCTTCCCCCACTCAGTTGCGGCGTCGATCATATCTGTGATCGTCCCCATTTCACCACCGGCTAGGAAAACGTGCAGGACACGTTTTTTAGGATATACCACAATCTCAGTGACAGCGCACCCCCTTTCGGCGGGCCAAAGCTGCATACGACCACTGGTAATCCCGTCCACAACATCCTCGAAAACATGACTGCCGCCGCTGTATTCCAAGGCGTCCTCAATCCACTTGCGGCAATGCTCTAAGAGCGTCATGCCTGCACCCGACTGATGGCCATCGTCGCGGAAGGCGAAGCTGGGGCATATGCAGTCGCAGCATGGGCGAGAAGGGAGCCGTTGGTGCTTGTCGTGGCCCACATAGCTTCTAGATAATCGCCCGCATCAAACTCAAAAATTGAGTCGCGCGATACGACGATAGTCGCGCCATTATTGTGCAAACTGGCAACCATCGTGCTTCCCGTTATGTCTGTGCCGTTCACGCGCGGCCAAAACCTGAATTCCAGCGTGCTACCTGATGACGAGGCGATCTGCGCTGTAAACGAAACGCGATACAGGCCGCCCTCAGAGAACACAATCCGGGTCGGGTTCGTTCCGCTTTTCGTAATGCCATCAGAAATCGACGGCGCGTCAAATTCAATCGCGTAGGCCGTGTTGGCCGCCGCCGCCGTGATCGACGCATCCTGAGCGAAGATCGCATAGCCGTCCGCCAGCACGATCTGCCGCCACTCGTCGCCCTTCGAAACGACAGGATACCCGCCAGCCGCATCCCACAGCAGGACGCCGTTTTGCGTGGCAGGTGCCGCCGGGTCCCTAAATGTTAGGTTGTCCCATGACCGGGCCAGCCAGCGCCGCAAGTCATTGGCCCATGTGCCTAGATCGTTCCCGACGGGTGGGACGCCAAATCTCATCGACGGCCACCCGGTACGGCATCAATGCGAGGCACGCCCCAGCGCCAGTTGGTGTTGATGTCGCCTGTCACTCGCATGGCGATCTGACGCCCAGAGAACCGCACGTTCGTGGGGTTGCCCATGTTGTAAGGCCCATAGCTGCGCTCGGTGTCGTTGGGGTAAAACCGTGTCTTGAACGTCACCGTGGCCTGACCCTGCGTCCGCTCGTCGGGGATGAACTCGACGGCGGCCATCACATTATCGCCAGCGCCAAGTTGCATCGGGCCGCTTTCGGCGTAAGGTGCCACGCCGTCCATCACGTTGCCGATTTCGTGATTGATCGCCTTGCCATTGGCAGCCATCAGGATCGGCGTGTTGAAGACGCCCGCGTCAATGCCGCTTGTGCGTGAGAGGATGCCAGTGGACCAATGGTTTTCTTTGTAGTTGAAGACGACATATCTGTCGTTTTCGGTGGCGCTGGCCGACGCGTAAAACCACCAAATCTCTGAATACTTGGCGTTCGCAACCGCAGCAATCTTCGACCGCTGCGTGTTGTTGATGTCAGAGAAAACGTAGTCAGAAACCTCGCAGGGAACCTCGCGCACGGCACCGCCAGCGTAGACGAAAAAGCCGCGAGACCCCATCCAGAAGATGCCAGCGTCCACGGCAGCCGCACACAGGCGCGAGGAAGCGCCGCAAGAAGATCCGACACGCTCAAAGCCGTAGACGAAGGGCGGCCCCTGATAGGTTGCTGTGTGGGCGTCCTGATCGGTCAGGATCAGGGTTTGCCCGCGCGTGCGGATGCCCAGCATGATCTGGCCGCTGGTTTGCAGTTCGATGTCGCCAGCCTCATTCGTGGCGGAAGGCGTCCAAACCGTGTTGGCCTCGCGGTCGCACCACTGAACCTTGCGGCCATTGCCGCCAGCCCCGAGCGCAAAGAGAAAACGCTCCTCGGTCACGACCAAGCCGATGCACGACGTGGGCGCGTTTGTGATAACGACGGCATCTGCCGCCGTGTTCAACTGCCACTCGACAAGGCGACCGTCGCTGTCGCTACAGGCTACAAGGTATTCGCCCCAGTTATCCAAGGACCAAGTGGTCGCTGGATCGTAGGTTCCGATGTCAGGTCGCGGGATGCCGTAGACAGCCGTGCCGTAAAAACCGCCGCCGTAGCCCGCGTTAAAGGAGGCATCCTTGTCGCCAGCCGTGTAAGATGTCGGCGTGATGTTGTATATGGTGTTGCTCGCATTGCCGACGAACAGGCCAGCATAGGTGCCTGCCGCATACCATCGGTCACCATCAAGATCACGCCACGCCACAGCCCCGCGCAACGGCTGGTTCGTCATCGTGGAGCGCGTCAGCCAGCCGCCGACGGGCTGCATCGTGCCGTCCGTCCAGCGCACCAGTGAGGCATCACGCCAGCGGCTTGCGGCCTGCAAGTCGGTGCCGTTACGGTAAACGCCGGGCGGAAGCTGTAGCGGGATAAGAGGCATGGCAATCTCCTGTTGCGCGCATACTACATCATGCGAGCAACTTCGCCAATGTCTTAGGGCCAGCCACGCCGTCTGCGACAAGGCCGTTTCGGTCCTGCCACTTCTTCAGGGCGTTTTCTGTGCCTTGGCCGAAGTCACCATCTGCGCCAATGCCAAGGGCAGCTTGCAGCTTTTTGACCATCTCACCCTTGGAGCCTTTCCGCAGGGTCTCAGAAACGGCAGTGGTCACAGGCGCAACTGCTTCAATCTTGCCACCCAACGCCGCCATAGCCTTAGCATAGCGGGCTTGCCGATCAGACAAGCCGATGTCACCCCCGTTGATGATCTTCGTGAGCCTCACTTGGTCGCCCGTGTCTGCGACCTCATTGAGGTTGCGGCTGCCCCAGAACCACAGTGCGCTTTCAAGTGCGCCCTTCTTGGTCAGTAGGTAGGCAGCGGCTTCCTCGGCGGTCATGCCCACGGTCTTGCCAAAAGCCGTCGTATTTGCACGGCCAGTAACCTGCTTCAGACCTTTTCCAGAAAAAAGCCACCCGTCGCCTTCCTTCACATTGCCAAGAGCGCCGCCCTTGGAGCGGTTCTTGTCCATGTACACATAATTGGCGATCTTCTCAGGCTTGCCAGCATACTCTGCGGCGTTCTCCTTGCCGGGGCCGAAGTAGCGGGGAAACACCTTCAGGAGGGTGGCCTCCTTGTAGTTGAGGTTCTCCTGCAAGACGCGGAAGTCCATGCTCTCATGGGCGCACTGGGCGATGAAGCCCGCGATCCGCTTGTCGGTGGTGATGCCGTACTTGGGCAGCATCTCGTTGAGGGCAGCGCACCATTCGCCGACTTCTTTATTCGTCGGGATCATCACAGCCAGTTGGGCTTCGGTAATGAGGCTCATTCACATTCTCCTATTCACACCATGATTGCTTGGCGTCACCCTTGTAGGGCCGCGCCAAGCCTGCGGATATCAAACTCTCAGCGAGGCTCTGGTGGTCTAGGTAGACCTCGCCCAGCACCCTGCCACCGTACTTGTCCCACTTGAGGATTTTGACCTCGACCTCTAGGGCATTGGCCACAGCGTTCTTGGTGAAGGCGCTGGCCTTCTTGGCCAAAGCGGCCTCGGCATCGCATTGAGCGCGAGGTGCTTTCTCTGGGGTATCGATACCAATCACGCGGATCGACAGCTTGGGCGGCAGGGGCTTCGGTAGGAAGTCTACCGCGATCTCCACCGTGTCGCCGTCAATGATGCGGGTGATCTCATAAGCATGAGCAGGCGCAGCCGTCAGCAGAAGCAGGGCCAGCCACTTCATTTCTTCGGTCTCTTGATCGGCACCTTTTTAGTGACCGCACCAAGCACAGCTTCCTGCGCCATGTCTTTGCCCATGCCGCCGAGCAGATCGCCGACGTTGCCAGTGGCTGCAATCTTGATTGCGTTCTCGACCGGGTCAGGCAGGTTCACCTTGTCCAGCACGGCATCGACCACCTTCTCCTTAGCCTTCCGGCCAATGAGCATTCCAACCATGCGTCCGATCATTCCACAATCCCCCAATCTTCGCCAAGCATGTCTGTCTGTGAGGCCAACCACGGAACCCGAGCGCCGGGAGTGTTGGCGGCATCAGCAGGATAGTTCAAATAAACGTAGGGCAGTGTCATTTTGCTGTGCGCGTCGGGTCTCTGCAACTCAAGCCACAGCCCCTTGCCGTTCCAGCCGGAGCGAGCAACACGCTTTCCGTCCTTCAGCGCGGCAAGCGCGTCTCCAAAGTTCATCATTCGGTGTACTCCTGTGTCGGCGGCTCGTCGTTGCCACCGCGTTGCTTGCCGTTGCCCGCAGCCATCACGCCGCCGAGAGCGCCAACGATGAACGAGGCAATCGGGGTCAGCAGTTCAAAAAACTTGCGGTCGTTCTCAGAGCTTTCGCCCAGAGGCTGGGTCACGAAGACCAGCGAGTAGAGGATCACGAAGATGGTGCCGCCGAGGATCACGGTCAAAGCCACGCCGATAAAGTAGCGCAGCTTGGCTTCCATCACGTCAGGGTCGTTCTTGCTAGACATCAGTTGCCTCCTGTCAGTGCGTCCGCGCACATGCCCGTGCGGAGACAGATGGGTGGGGTGCATTCGACCGAAGACCAGTTGACCGGGTCTTGGCAGGGATAGCGATAGAACCCGTCACCAGACAGGTAGAAGATCGCGGCGATAGCGACGGCAAAACCGCCCCAGACAAAGTACTCGGTCTTCATTGCATCGGGTTCCTTATCAGGTCATCCATTGCTTTCCACAGGTCTTCGATCTCTGCATCGTACGATTGCAGCTTGCCGTCGATGCCGCTGGTGACGCCCTCGGCCTTCTCCACCT